GTACGTTAATGTTTCTGTATTAAAAATGAAAGCATCGGATTTATGTGTCATACCCCCACATTCATAAGAATGAGGATAACCAACACCACTACTCATATTAAGACTAGGAGAAGTTGAATAATACTTACAACCATTAATAACTTCATCCATATTTAAAATTTTAGTTTGCATTCCTGTTCGTCTAATTCCATCTAAAAGTACATCTGTTAATTCTTCAACACATTCATCCAGGAACTGAATATTTATAGGCTTTTGTTCTTTAGCAAATTTATTAAGACCTTTGAAAATAATATTGGGGCAAGGAACTACTAGACGGGGGTCACGCTCAGATAAAACAGAAGGTTCAAAAACTTGTTCATCACGAGTTTGGAAAGGAGAAGGATAAATCTGGGTCTTATCACTAGAATATGCTTTATTAGAAATAAATTTACCATTTTTAAAAACACCTGCTCTACCTACACATTTTAATGGGTGATGAAGTCCTTCCGGCAATTCTAAATTTTCAATACTAACTTGTTGGAAAGGTAATACTACAATACTTTCTTCTTGGATCTGCGGTTCACATGTCTGTTCTTCCATCTCTTCAAATTGAAGATCACTTTTAAAAATTACTGAAGTTAAACCATATGTATCATCTGCTGCAACATGTAAACCTAAAATTTTTTCTGGATAAGCTGAATTACAAATTAACATAGGACTTCCACAAAAACCAGCTTGAGTTTGTATAGGATGATTTCCTTCCAACGATGTTACACTGTAAAGAAGACCATCTTTTAATTTACCTCCTCTAATTTCTAAAATTTTTTGTTCTTTAAGAGTTATCGGTTTTTCATAAATATTTCCTGTGGCGGATCTTACATATAAAGTGGCTTTATAACCTTCAACTGAATTATTAACTCGTTCTTTCTGAAAATATTTACGAATATCTTTAAATGATACTGACTTACTTAAAACTTTTAAAATAGCTAGGTCTCTTAATTCATCCAAAGCAATAACCTTAGTAGCATATAAACTATTATCAATTTTTACTTTAGCTTCACCTGATAAATGGCCCACAGTTAACATATAATTTTTATAAA